ATAGTCAATTTAAGGGTTTAACTTCAGAGGTTCAAAACTCTTTGGTTAATATAGCTAAGTCTCCTAGAGGAAAAGCAGATTTTTTAGATGCTTTAAAACAGCACTTTAAAAACTTTGATAAATCTACAGAGGCTAACCCTGATAAGTTAATGGCTGAGTTTCATAGACTAAGACCTATACTAGAAAAATCAGGATTAGCAACAAGAGATGAACTAGTAGATCTTTCTACTAAGATTAAAGGTCTTCCAGAACAAGTTTCTAAAGAGAAAAGATTTAATACAATATCAGATATGGTAGATGCTCTATTAATTGGAGCTGGTGGTAACATTATAAAGGAAACTACCCCTGAAATACAGGAAGTTTTTAGTTTATAAGCTTTAAACGCATTTTAAGCCCCGTGGTGAGGTTTTTAATGTTTTTGATACCTTACCCTAGGGCTAGTTATAAAAATGCAATACAGGGCGATTGTGAAGGTCAATCTTGGTGATACCAAGCAATTTGTACCCTAACAATGCCAACATCTATCAAAAGATAACCAATGGAGTATTGATCGACATATGCTTCAGTTATCTCTACTCCAAATTGAATTCCACAGATCCAATGTAGTGTAATATCCATTACGATACCTCACAAGTTCCACCTGAACAAGCAACATTATCCTTAGCCTCAGTATTGTCATCTTCCTCGATAACCTTAGTTAAGTCAATAGCTTTTAAATGCTTATATAGGCGATTAAAAGTTAGTTCATCACAATCCTCAAATGGTGCTTGAACATAAGTGCCACCATCATAAGGCAACACAGAAATACCTGTGTAGTGCTGTCTATTTTGCCACATCCAATTACCACATGCTTCCCATTGATGATCTTTCAATGAAATAGTACATGATACATTGTGCATATTATCCCCACGATTATGCCCACCTACAATCCATTCTTTATTAAAGCGTTTAACACGTTCTAGAATGTCTCTATATGGTTCTGTTCTTAAGATAGCACCTTCAGGAGCTTTCTGTGGGAAAGACATAACTGCTTCTAAATGTGGTTTGAATTGACAATCTTCTATCAATTCAGGTACAGTATCAATCATGTATTGGTACAAAGGTTCGTTCTTACCCACTCGCATCCTACGGATATAATAGTCGTTATGCCAAGCATGAATGCCACTACTGCTACCAAGAACGAGTGAAGTAGTTCCAGCGGGCTTAACAGTAGTAATCCTAGCAGATTCTTTGATGCCAATAAGATTTGCGACACGTTTATTCTCCTCCTGAGCCACATTAGCGGCTTCTTTTAAGTCTAAGTCTAATACTTTACCTGAGGCAATTCCTGTCATACTCACACCAAGTAACGCATCCTCTTCTGATGTTTCTTTCCATACATTACGAAGATAATGGAAATCTGTGTAACCTGCCTGTAGTGTACCAATAAAGGTTGCACATTTAACTCGATCATTTAAGTCTTTTTGATCTTTTACATCTGATACATTAACCTCAACTAGGTTACAATAGCTATTTGGACGTAAGCTAATTTCTGCACATGGGTTTGTCCCAATGTCATAGTGATTTGTCCAGAAGATTCCAGGCTCACCTGATTTAGAGTCTTCTACACGTTTCCATAATTCTTTAAACTCTTCTTCTGTAATGTCTTCTCTATTCAGAACAACTGAGTTATTAGCACGACCACGTTGTGGATTAAGTTCCCACCATGCCCCACTCTTTGCTGATAGCATATCCATGTCATCCTTATCGAATAGACTAATCAAAGCTGCTCTTCTGATACCACCTGATAATACAGCGTCAGCTACATGACAAATCATGTCATGCACTTCAATAGGTTGCAATTGTCTACCGATAGCAGTGTTTAGCACAGCACGTAACTTATCTAAACAGATTCGTAATGGGTCAGGTCCAGGAGCTTTACCACCTGATGTGATAAGCCTTGAGCCTTTTGGTCTAATATCTCTAAAGTCAAATATAGGATCAGACTTACCTAATGTATATGCTTTAATTAAAACTTTAACAGCGTCTGCCCAACCCTCAATACTATCTCCTACCAAAAACCTTCTAGACTTATCTGTCGGACCAACAATCTCAGGTAATCTCTCTGTGTGTCTTTTTTGGACGCTAAAACCAACACCCGAACCACCAAGAAGATTAAACATGGTTTCGCTAAAGACGGCAGGATGATCGCAAGGGGAAAAAGCACAATTGAACATGCGATTGTTAGACAGATCAATGGGAGTTCCACCAAACTGTAAACTACGCATAGAAGGGAGTACTTTACGAGCAAAAACCATTTGATAAACATCTTTAATCTCCTGTTTAATGTTAGGGTATTTACGAATGTGCATGACCATGTTGCGTTCTACGAGTTCATCCCAAGTCTCTCTACGTTTAACTTCGGGGATATACTTTGCGTACTTATTAAAAATAGTTATATCTGATAATATCTTTTGACTTTTGTCCATTTATTCTTCCTCTTCTAATTCGTCTAATTCTAAAGCGTCTAATAAGACCTCTCTTCTTTCGTCTATCTTGTCTTGAAAAGCATAGACAATTTCTTCTGTTGTTAAATCAAGTAACTCAAGTAAGTCTACTTCATTAATTTGTTCTATGACCTTCTCATTAAGTTCTGCTGTTGTTAGAGTCATTTTCTAGTTCCTTGAGAAGTTGTAAGAAATGAATAGCCTTATCTATATCCTGAATACCATTTTTATCTCGCCACCTTACTACATACTTGATGACACATCCCTCAATAAAAGGTATTCCATTCTTATGTATAAATTCAGTAGGTTGTATCTTAAACTTACGATAGTGATCACCACCTACCTGAGTATCTGTTGCATTCATTTCTTTCCTTTCTACAAGATCACGTAATATTAACAAACTTACCACCTTCTTTACGTGCTAGATTACGATTATCTCTAAACCAATTACCACACTCTTGACATTGTAAGCGTTGATACTTACAAGAGTTTGTGTAAGAGAACCCACGTTTCTGATAATGGTTGCCCCCACAGTTGGGGCATACTAATACTTCATCATCAAATAATGACATATTAATATGTTGTTTGCACCAAGGTTTAAATCTTTCATAAACTTTCTCAAGAAGAACCACATCATTCTTATTGTATTCTTCCATGATTTTCCAAGCTTCTTTATCTTTTGCCATACAGCGAAGCCATAGTTCATGCCCTTCATGCTCAACCTTCTTACCCAAACCAAGAGCTTGAGATACATAATCTAGCTTGTTAGACACAAACTTAAATTGTCTACGAGCTACATTAAGTAAATCAATCTGCTTGGATGGGGAAGGTGGAGTCATTTTAGCAAGTAAGAATTCCTTGTTAAGAGTAGGAATGTCAAACTTTGCTCCATTGTAATGAATGATTGCATCAGCTTCATCTAATAACTTATGGACGGACTTCAGCATTTTTTTGTGTGAGGACGAATGCACACTATCAAACATTACTTCATCATCACCTAACCATTTGGCTGCATAGCAGATGGTTTGTGAGGATTCTAATAATTGGTTTAACGAAACATTTTGTTGCCAAATGCCCCACACGGATGCCGTATTGGGCGAGGTTTCGATGTCAATCAACAGTATCTTAGGGGTCATTATACTTTTCCTTTTCGTTGTTGTCTTTCTTTCTGTGTTTTCTTTGTATGACATGTATTACATAATACCTGTAAATTTTCTTTCTTGCAATATAATCTTGAAATAAATGTATTCCAATCTATAAAACCTTTTTTAGGATCTACCACAGGCTCTATATGATCTACGTTAATCTTTTTAGCAGGGTAGTTACCTTTACATTTAGCACATTTATAATGCTGTGCTATACGTTTAGTATCTTTGTTAAGCATTTTACCCACAGAAGCTTCCTTTAGTATTTCGTACTTAGGTGGGTATCTATTATATCCTGAACGTAGTGCTGAGGTTATAAAAGACTTAAGCCTTCCCTCAGTCCACGTCTTTGTCGCCATTATCTATATTTAACCTATCAAAGTGGTTTTTAAAATCGTCATCAAGTGAACGTAGTATCCATAGACACCTACCATTCATAATGAATTCATCTTCTGTTGCATAGTGGTCATAGACTGCATTAAACATCTCTTGTTCGTCTTTACACTTTTCTAATATAATTTTAGCTTTCTTATTCCCAATACCTGAGATACCCTTAATGTTATCTGATGTATCTCCTTTAAGGCATTGTTCATAGAATAATCGTAGTCCTTCAACAGGAGTCTGATCTATAAATGTATCAGGCTT